CGGGAGATGCACAGCCAGTGCATCCCCCACGGATAAGGATCATCCGTTGGAGAGCATTAGCTCCCGATGGAGGCCGAAGCCCCCCCCAGCGCGGCTAAACCGCGCTGGCCCACCTAAGTCGAAGTGCGACGGACTTAGGACGTCCTGACCTGAAGAGATGCTCCCTGTCGACGATTGGCTCTTCGCCGCGTTTAAGGAAGTATTTGAGCAGGGATGACTCACCGGTCGCCCGCGAGGGCGGCGGTTTGGCATGCACAACATACCCCTTTACCTGGGGGGCATGGGTGCTCGGGCTCATCCGCTGAGTATCGTACCCAGCAAACGAGACCCGGCCCAGCACAGGTGATGAACTGGAGACATAGGGGTATCTTCCACCTAAAAGGCGGTCGATCCCTGAGTCCATCCAGAACGCTGTCTTCCAAAGACCCGCCTCGTAGAAGCGGTTTCTAAGGCTGACAACGGCAATCACCTCTTCAGAATCAGCTCGTGAGCGAGGGAGTACACTCCGAACGCGGACGATGGATACGTCGCGACCATCGTAGTACTCCTTCCCGCAAGACTCCCGGAACTTTCCGGTGCCGAAAGACTTGTCGACATTTACCTTGAGCCCGAAAGCTTCAAGGTAGTCGATCACGAGCGCCATGCTATCTGTGGGGACGATTATATCGTCACCGTAGACTCGCACCTTGCCCTCGAAGGACTTAATATCCTTCTTGGTTAAGCGGCGTTTGTGCCCTGCTTCGAGAGCCATGAAAACAATGGTCGAGAAGACCATTGCCTCGATGGGGAAGCATAAGGCAGAACCCATAGACGCGAACTTGGCCAGGCGCAAAACGCCATGACCAGGTACATCGGCCTTCCGGCTCCGCGTAGCATCCACCGCCTCAGAGAGGTGGGGGAAATGCTTTAGCAGGGACCGTACGTGCTGATTCGAGACACGATCGGATGCTTCGCTCAGGTCGAGCGTTGCAAGGTCTCCAGTGATGGAGCCCTCCTTAGCCATGAGCTGATTAGGCTCCTGGTTGCGGAATCCGATGAATGGAAAGGGGAGCAATCCCCCTTCCAGGTCTCGCATAAGGCTATCTGAAATCGCTTGCTGCATGTATTGCATGCAGGTGGGCTCGATAGCGATAATGCGAGGTGTCTTGAGCGTTTTAGGGACGAGCACGACCTTAACAGGTCGCTCGTCCCGGGGTTCGAGGATGTGCACGGTATCGAGGAGGTAATTAAACCTCCAGTTCGGGATAGCATGCTCCCCATAGGGGAGAATGTTCTCGAGTCGACGGGTCCATTCCCGCTGGTCGAACTTCTTGTTTCCAAGGAGTCCGTCAGCAGTTTTACCCGGACCGTGCTTGGGGGTAAGTGTGCTCTCGTAGACCGCGAGGTCTGCGTTTGCCAAGACGTCCCCAAACAGTCTCAGTGACATGCGCTCGAACTCCTCAAGGAGTTCAGGACGCATGCTACGATCACTGATTCGCACATCCTGCTCACACTCGACGTACTTCCGTAGGGCCCCCTGTTCGCGTGCATCGCTGCAGCGAACAGAGATCTTACCAAACATCAGCGTTAGCTGGCGGATGGCATAGATGGAATCCCCACATGGTGCGTCGAGCAAACGACCACTACTACGGTCGAACACACGGTCAAGGAAACCTCCGAGGAATCGGGGGAGCCCGCCCCTTCGCCGAAATCCGGCGAAGGAGTCGTGACCAACATGCCCGAGGGCTAGGCCTTTTTCGAGGCTTTTGCCAAACTCAGGCAGGGTTATCGTCAGAAACGACAACCCTTCGTGTTCGAACCGATCCGCGAGCGTTTTATAGTCGCGGATGGTGCTCACATGACACAAAGCGCCCAATTCTATGGACGCCTGATACCAGAGCTCTGTCAGGCTTTTCACAGCTTCCTCCTTGGAGGTTGGCTGTTCCTGCCCATGACAGCTCAGTGGAGAGATAACCAACTCCGCTCAGGTAGAGCGATATGACCAGGAAAACGCAAGCCCACGCGATCACTATTAAAGCGATCACGAAAAGCAAGCGGACCCAAGGTGAAAATCGCTCAGGACCGTCCACAGAGGCTTAGTTCTCGCCACCGAGGAGCTTCGTTTCCGCAGCTCCCGAAGATGCGGCCAGATAGGCCGCGAAGCCGTCCATGAGCAATTTCTGCTCAGCGACCGTGAACCCCAAGTTATTGGGGACATCCACAGTAATCCGCACCGTCATCGTGTTTTCCACGTTGATGGTGGGGGCCAGTGGATCCGCAGCAATCTTACGCTGACGGATCGACATGGTGTGGCGGGTACGCTTCCCGTAGGAATGGGCGACTTCCACCGTAAAGTTGCCATCATTGGTCGCAAAACGACCAGTGTTGACACCACTGGAGATGCGGTTGCAAACCTGCGCAACCGCGTTGACAGTGACGGTGATCGGATCGGCGAAAGCCATGAGAGGAGCTCCTTCATTTGGTTGAGCAAGTGTGGTCTGGTTGACCACCTCGCGTGTGGTTGTCGAATGGACAATCACTGTCTGACGAGCAGGCTAGTTGCCTGACCGTTGCCCTCGGGTTAACCCGAGTGCGGAAAGAATCGCCCACTGAATCGCAGATAGCGACGAGTCGGTGATTCCAAAACCGTAGGGATGCGCGGGAGCACGATATTTGGTCTCACTGAGTACCCTTTGGGATACCCAGCCAGTCCAGTGCTTCCCATTCTCGAGGATGTCGAAACGACCGCGAGCCAGCTCATCGATGTAGGCGTGCCTCATCGCGTAGCCGTATTGCATCACCAGACCGTCGGCACCTAACAGGGAGATGTTATGTATTACGTCCCCAGCATTGGTGAACCAATCGACGGCCCACGACCACGGAGCGAGATTCCACAGTAACTCGGGTGTTAACCGAGTGTCAAACAACAAGTGCGAGTACTGCTCGTACCGGCGGAGACGACTATAAAAGTCATCGCCCACTGGAACATGGTAACGAAACGCTCCTGAGAACCAGTAGCGTTCGTGCGATGTTTCAGTGACTGTTGTGTTGGGGACGTTATGTCCGCCAGTGACTTGGCCAAGACCAACAAAGGTCTTGACACTGTGGTTAATCGGCTCCGGCGAAAACCTTCTTCGGATCTTTCGGTCCGAGTCCCGCCTGTACTGATCGATCAGTATCCGCGACCTCTTCACAGAGTCCGCGAATTTACGGATATCAGAAACAAGTGGGAGCCAACCAAATTCGATGTTCAGGAATTCATTTCCTGCGCGTCGGGCAATGTCTGCCTGTTCGCGATGCATCAAACCAGGAAGGGAAGGAAGCCCGTCTTGTCTGAGCTCACCAAGAGCTGTAGACAAAGACGAGTTGGGGTTGGTCGGCAGAACTCTCGCAATCGCGGTGGTCCCAAAAGCGTTGAGGACAGAAATGTCCGTTGGCGCAACTGAGGATACACCGAGAGGGTGAAAGCCCGGATTCAAGAGCAGTATGTCTCCCTTAGTAAACGGGGAGTCAATCCACACTGTCTCTGGAAAAGAAACCTGTCGCCGAGTAAGCGACATGAATCCGCCAATATCCGTACGAGATCCTACCATCGGCGGCCAGGTGCCCTTATGACATTGACTAATAATAGTCTCGTCTAGGGTGCCTTGCCGGTCTGTGTAGGTGTACGGAACACCTTGGATGTTACGGTGACCGGTCTTATAGACCGGGCCGAAAGCACCGTACCGAGATTTCTTCTCGGGAAGGAAGCTCATCCAAGATCCCCTTTTCGCAGTCGTGACGGCTAAACGGGCGCCTTTACGCCCGTTGGCGTTTTACAGTGCAGTGAGCACCGTGTGCGGGAGACTCAAAAGTCTCCC